GATCTACTCTGCGACATGCTGTTGGAGTGGGGTATCCTCACACAGCACGACGGGCAGTTTATGCCGACTTACTCCACGATCACTCTGGTTGTGGAATCCGTGGCGTATCAGGCGTCGCTTGCTGCCGATCTTCGTCGGGTCCTTGTAAATGAACGGGAGTTAGGTAATTTACATATTCATGAAGTTAAGGGCTTCAGAGGAGACAAAATTGCCCGCTTCCGGGGGACTTTAGGTTTGCTAGAAAACAAGAAAATCGTGTTCAATAAATACCGAAAATTTGACGCTTTGTTCGACCAGTTGATCAACGTGGGCGCTACGGCTCACGACGACCTACTGGATGCCTACACCTGGCTAATCCAGTTTTTACAGCGCCGAGGCAACTTCAGCATTGAGTATTGAAATGTCTAAAAAACTTTGGGTCGCTATTACTGCCCACAATCCGCTTGCTCGTTTAAATCCGTTAATCAATGTTTTGAACGAGTATGAAAAATTCCCTCACGATGTAAGTGTAAATATTTACGTAAATTACGAAGCTCAAGATGATGTTGAAACACTCGAAAGTGTTCTAGAGCAATTTAAAAATATCAAGATCGAGGTCAAGGTTGCTTCGCCTGATTATTCAGGCTGGTACCTGACCTGGGCTCATAAAACAGATCTAGCCTTAGCGATTTTGAATCGCGTGGCCGACTATTACGTTTATCAAGAAAATGACGTTTTAATACGTAAAGATAATTTTGACTATTTTGTTAAGTGGAAGCCTGTCTTGGGTCGGTATGGCCTTGAGCCGGGATTTGGGCTCTACGAAAACTTAGATGGGCGCCGCATTCCTATTGGTAATTACGAACGCTGGAGCCTTAAGAAGGAGACTCCGAATGTTTGGCACAATATTGGTTTCACCGTTCCGAAAATTTTAGTTGTCGATTTTGAGGTTGATTTCTTCATCCAGCTGGGCAGCCCTTATTACTGCGGCATGATCTTGGATCAGCATGACGGAGAGCTCTATATTCGCTCCGATAGTTTTGATCCAGAAAAGAGTTATGTAAAAACCGGTATTCGTAATTGGCCGATCGCAGATCGCAGCTCGATGGGTCTTGCGTTCGAATATCTGCCTCCTAATTTTGAGCACAGGCGTTGTGTCCCTGTTGCTAAGCACCACGATCACTATGAGATCCTAGAGTTTGGTTTAATACGTCACGATGACGACAAATACTCAAAGCAATTTAAAGAGAAAGAAAAAGATTTAATATACGTTGAGGAGATGCTCGTTTTGTAATTTAAAGTGGTTCCGCGAGGTTCCGAATACGTCCACATCTGCTATTACTTCGCGGGTAAAAATGAACGACAAACGCTTCGCCGAAGCGACGCCTACCGACTTCGACGATTTTTGGAACAGCACGGAGGAACCGTGTGGTGGTTTAACTCCGTCTAAGGATCCGGCTGTTCGGCCAAATTATTACAAAAGAGATGGTTTAGAGTGCTATACGGTACAGCGCGCATCTATGGGTTTAGTTAAGTACCAAGGCTATCTGGAGGGCTGCGTTCACAAGTATTTATGGCGCTGGGAGCAAAAAAACGGAAAACAGGATTTAGAGAAAGCGGTCGAGTATTTGGTTAAACTGATAGAGACATTGGACTGAACATGGACGTAAGAGCTTTTGGCAGTATTTATGCGCAAACGGCTTCGCTCCCTTATGCCAGCGGATTTTCAATTAACGCTTCTGGGACCGACGCTACTTTTGCGGCATGTCGAGCAATTTATGTAGAAACATCAAATACGGGCGTATCAAAAAAACTTACTGTTGTTTTAGCTGACACTAAGGCACCAATTACTTTTAATCACATTAGAGATAATGGTATTATTCCAATTTCTATCGTACAAATTAGTGGGTCGACTACGGTTGATCACTGTTATGTGCTGTACTGATCGTGTCTGAAGTAGCTAAAAAACGCGATCCTGCCAAATGGGCCGCAGCGAAAGCAAAGGCACGAAAGAAGCTTGGCGGTCACAGCGCTCGCGCCATGCAGCTTGCTACTAAGTACTATAAAGATATGGGCGGCACTTACGAAGGCAAAAAATCTTCGGAAAATCGCCTTTCTCGCTGGTCTAAAGAGGACTGGCAAACCCGCGAAGAATACGAAAAATCTAAAAAAGACTGATGGCCTACTCTGCTTCGGATTTAATTACCGCTCTTTCCGGAGGGTCTAGTTTCCGCGAAAAGCTGCTGCCTGAGTCGAAAGATTTTACTTCGTGGCTAACCGCCCCTACTCAGCAGACGCTGATGGCAAGTCTGATTGATATTACTAAAGACGAGTTAATTAAAAAAGCTTTGACGGATCAAGCTTTAATGAAGGGTAAGTTGTATGGCTGATTTAGCTCGCGAAAAGGGCCGAACAGAGCGGTACCTACCTCGTGCAGCTTGGGCTGCTCTTAGTCCGGAAGAGCGTCGAGCGACTGATGAACGGAAAAAAGAAGCGACCCGAGGGAATAAACCGGTAAATACTCAAGTACCTAACACTGAAAAAGCTCGCGAAGCTCGTCGAAAAGCTTCCGAGTACATCAAACGCAAGGAGTCCTAATGCAGCTTACTAGCCCTTTTGGTCGCGCCGGTGAATTTTTCGGCGCCGCATTTAACGACATGGAGCGTGCCTCCGACATGCAGGCCCGTATTCAAGGCGGCGGTATGGCCGACGCACGTTATGGTTCTGATTACGACGGTGCGTACATGTCCGGTGCTGTCGGTCCGCAATCGGGACCGTACGGCGAGGATGAGGGTCCTTCTTACGACATCGAAAGTTTAAAACGGGAATTAATTCAAACCGCTAAAAGCCATCGTCCCAGTGACGGTTCTGTAATTATGCGGGCCGGAGGCGGTACCAATCCCGCAGTTAAGCAGTAGTATGCTGACAGTCTCGAAGCGCTAAATGCTGTTCGACTGTTTTTTATACTTCGACGAGAAGGAGCTTCTTGAGCTCAGGTACCATATTCTTAAAGATGTAGTCGACGGTTTTATCATCACGGACGGTAACCGGACCTTCCGTGGAGACCCGAAACCATTTACGTGTGTAGATACCATTAGGGAACTTGGTTTACCTGAAGATAAACTTCAGGTTCTCCACGTTGAGCTGCCCACGCCTGAGGAATGCAGTATTCCCTGGTCGCGAGAGTATGCGCAAAGGGATGCTCTCGGCGTCGGGATGCGGATGTGTCCGCCCGACTCGGTGTTTTTCTTCAGCGACGTTGACGAAATCCCGAAACCGGAAAAGCTTTTAGAAGCTGTTGAGCTCGCGAAAGCCGATGCTTCGCGCTGTGTGCGTCTTTCTATGCCCATGTTTTACGGGCGCGCAGATCTGCGGGTGAAAGACCCTAATGGCGATAACTCAAAAGCCCCCAATAACTGGACTTGTGGCACCGTGGTTCTGTACGACCACCTGTCTCAAACTCCCTCGCAGATTCGACAGAACCCAAATGATCTCGTTTTGGGTGATTGTGACGCAGGCTGGCATTTTTCCTGGATGGGCGATGCTGCGAGGATGAAGCGCAAGGTCACTTCGTTCTCCCATTGCTTTGATGACATCCCTAATTCTGTAGCTCCGGCTAACAGCGACGAGATGTTGGCGCATTTAGACGCCTACAAGGCAAAAGCCGGTGGAACTGACCCGCTCGGAAGGTGTGATCACATTCTTGAGCCGTATCCACATGAGCTTTTGCCGCCAGAATTGTTTAAACTTGATAGAGTACGGCAGTATCTTTTACCAAATGGCTGAAAAAATGCCTGAAGGGCTTCGGGAGCACTTCGAAGCTAAAGAAAAAGAAGGTGAAGCTGGTAAGCACGGTGACGAAAAGTCCAAGGCTGCCCGCAAGGAAGCTCTTCGTAAGGCCCAAAAAGCCAAAATGAAGCGTAAAGCTGAAAAAGACGGCGCCGACCGCTGATTTTCGGCCTTAAAAATCGCAAATAGAGGCCATGGCAGACAATTTGAGCGTTCGTCAGCGTTTTAGCGAGATCCTTGAAGCTTCTCGGACGCAAGATCGCAGCAAACAGTCTGCCACTATGGTCGTTTTGAGTCATTTGCAGCAGATGACGCTGCTTATGATCAAAAAGGGGCTGTTTTTCTATTGCGAGCAAGACACTTACAAAGCCAGAAGCAAATTTTTAGAGTCTTTAATAAGTCTCAACCGACTGGATATTCGTTTTCCGGCGATTATCCGCAATTTTTTGATCGACGGGTGTGGGCTTTTCTACTTTCGCCCCGATCCCAAACTGAAATATCAGATTTATTTCTTTCCTAAAAATCAATACCGCGTTTATCACGATATAAACGGCGATATTGAGGAAGTCGTAATCCTTTACAGCTATAAAGTCCGAAATTCGAGTCTCGGGCTGCCCGCTGATACTTACGGTCAAAACAAGCGATACGTTCGTATCTCGATCACTGCTGACAAGATCAGTGAGTTCGAATCGAACAGCGAATTAAGCTTTGAGCTAGAGCCCGGCACTGTTTTAACACCTAAAAACAGCCGCCCTAACGAATTAGGGTTTATTCCCGCTGTCGAAGTTCTGAATAAGCCCAATAGCAGCGGCACTGAGGGCGAAGGGGAGTT